CAGCCGCTCCTGAAAAGAAGACCAAGAAAGGTAAGAAAGATGCCGACTGATATTGCAATAGGAACAGCTAATTTGCCAACCGGAACCCCAATACTCAAGAAACCCGTCTATCTAATAGTGCTAGTAGATGGTTCTGGTAAGACAGCGACAGAGACGAATTTTATTGCCACCGATCGTCCAGATCTATCCTACGGTTTTGTTTCAGTAAGGGGAATTTATTGCGAAGCTGATAAAGAAGAGATTGTAAAGAACTTTGCAGAGCTTGTTAATAAAGCTCCGAAAGATACGGTATTAGAAATGGTATTCCCGGCTCATAGAATTAAGAGCATCAGAAGTTTAGTTTTTAATGCTGTCAAACCTACTATGGTTAGTAGATAATTAAGAAAGTGAGATAGAACATGTCATCTAAGAGAAAGTCAACAAGTGTCCGTAGCAGCACCACTCAAATCAGCGTCGATGATGTTGTATTAAGTGGTATTCTAACGGTGTTGGTTAGAAGCGATGTAAGAGGTTGGTCTGGTACAATGACGGATCTGCAAACAGCTCTCGTCAGAGTATTGGGCAAGAGACGCTCTTTGGTTCTCCCTGGTTCACCAGGGGCTCTAAGAGTCGTAGTTAATAGGGTGGTCAATCGACTACGCACCCGTGGTATCAGCGTAAGATTTACTCGTACGCCTGATCATGCAAGAACTCGTTTCGTAAAATTTTCTAGATAATTTGTCGAGAAAAAGTTTAGCGCAATATATTTATAAGCATGACAAAAACATGCTCTAAATGTAAAATAGAAAAAGATCTATCCACTTTCTCAAAAAGTAAGAGAGGTAAAGGTGGATACAGAGCAGAGTGTAAAGATTGCGAAAAACTGTATCGTAAAATTAATAGTAAAAGAAGGCAGGAATATAAAAAGTCTTATTATGAAGATAATAAGACTCAAATAAAAGAATATCAGAAAAATAATCAGGAAGAAATAAGAAAATACAAACAGGAATGGTGTAAGAAAAATACTGAAAAATCTAAAATACATAGAAGAGCTTATTTGAATGATCGTTATAAAAGCGATCCACTTTTTAGATTACACAGGATAGTTTCAAAAGCAACTTATGAGAGCTTGCGAAAAATAGATAGTAGTAAAAATAATCAATCAGTTTTAAAGTTTTTACCTTTCGAATCTTGGGCAAAATTGAAAAATCATATAGAAAAACAGTTTGAACCCTGGATTACTTGGGATAATCAAGGTAAATATGATCCAAAAACATGGAACGATAATGATCAATCTACATGGACTTGGCAGCTGGATCATATCATCCCGCAAAGTAGGTTCAAGTATAGCTCGATGAATGATGAAGAGTTTAGAAAATGTTGGGCGTTAGATAATCTTCGTCCATATCCATCTAAACATAATGTAACAGAAAAAGATAGAAGATAATATCAATAGGAGATCAAATGAGTACATTTGGAGAAGTAAGCTGGAATGATGATGTTTTCGCCGGCGAAAATAAGAAACAAACAAATAGTAAGGACCTCTTCCTTCGTCTCAGTGATGGAGATAATGAGATGAGAATTGTCACCCAACCTTTTCAATACTTGGTTCACAAGTACAAGAAGGAAGGTGATGCTGGATTCGGACAGAAAATTAATTGTTCCGCTATTCACGGAAGTTGCCCACTCTGTGCGTTGGGTGATAAAGCTAAGCCACGTTGGCTGCTCGGTGTAATCAGCAAGAGTGGCGCTACATCTGGCACCTATAAGATCCTGGATATTTCTTTCGCTGTTTTCGGGCAAATCCGCAAGTATGCAAGAAACACCAAGACTTGGGGTGATCCAACCAAGTACGACATCAACATTGTCGTCAATAAGAACGCTGACCCAATCAGCTACTACCAAGTTCAACCAATTCCTAAGAGCGCACTAACTGCTGAAGAGCAGAAGGTTCGTGATGAGAAGGTGGACATGGATGACCTGAAGCGCAGAGTAACTCCACCTACCGCTGATGTTGTGCAGAAGAGAATGGATAAGATCAACGGTGTTGCTACCGACGCTTCTGTCAATGGTAAGAAGACTGCTGCTGCCTCAAAGGTTGCCTCTAAGGCTACTACTCCGGCAGTTAGCATGACTGATGATGAAGATTTGGAAAATTCTTTTCCATCTTATGACGAGCAACAATCATAAGATCGTTTCTGCTTCCTGAGTAAAAGGCTTCAAGGATAATACTTTGAAGCCTTTCTAGTTTTATCGATAGGAGTTAATGTGGGATATAGGACTCAAAGAATTACCGATCGTTTCAAATACGAAAGGGACAAAGAACGTAAACAGGAAAGAACAGAAAATCGTAATAAACAACATATGAAATTATGGAATGTGGCTACATTTAGTTGGATAGGAAAGTCTTTTGAAACTGTACAAAATCCTATTTTCATGTCTTTTGTTAGCACAATTGCTACATTTTTAGCCGCCTATTTCTGTTTTGGTCTCGTATGGTGGAAGTTTGGGCTAATAGCTTCTGCTCCTTATATATTACAATTATCCATTTGGCTGATAAGGAAGTTTGTTCTAAATGTCAGTCGCATGTTAAAGTGGTGGGATCGTTTTTATGACTGGTGTAATAGAAAAAATTCCGGTCTAGAATAACCGATTGTAGTATTTTCGGCAACTTCTACTAATATTTTTTCATCTGTGTATGATTAAACGAGTAATTAGCATAGGTGAGCCGCAAGAGCCACGACAATGTCCAGTTTGCAAAAGAAAATTGCCAATTCAGCACTTTATAGATACTGTCAATTTATTTAAGTTGTGCGAAGAGTGTCGAGAAAAGGGACGTATAGCTAATGCTAAAAGAAAAGAAGCACGATCGAAACAAGCCAAAGAGCATTATCAAGTTCACAAAGAAGATATTAGCAAACGCAACAAAGAGTGGCGAAAGAAAAACAAAAATAAATTAAGTGAGTACGAAAAAAGTGATTTCAGAAAACAAAAAAATAAAGAGTGGAGAGAGCAAAAAAGAGTAGAAGATCGTTTTAGATTTGTTTGGTACGCTGCGAAGAGACGAGCAAAAGCTGCTAACGTTCCCTTCACCATAAGTAAGCGGAATATTATCGATATATTCCCTTCAGATGGGAAGTGTCCGATGTTAGGTATAGAGCTACAGTTTAACAATAAGAAGTCATGCGATAACTCGCCATCCTTGGACAGAATTATTCCGAGCGTGGGATATGTGCCCGGCAATATACAACTCATCTCTTACAGAGCCAATAGGATCAAGAACGATGCTAGCCTCGAAGAGCTAAAAAGTATTGTAGCTTTTCTTGAGCGAGGCGTCAAATGAAGAGAGTGCTTGGCTTCGACGTGTCCAGCTCGACGATCGGATATTGTGTATTAGAAGTTAGCGATAGCAACGATATTCAATTCATTTTATGCAATTATATTAAGCCTATCAAGAAGGGCAGTATCATTGAGCGTATAGTGCATACTCGTGATGTTATTCAGAGTATTATTGATCAAGTAAAACCAGATTATATTGCCATTGAAGATATCATTCAATTTATGGCTGGTGCATCTACTGCAAAAACAATTATCATGTTGACCAGTTTCAATAGGATGATTAGTTTAGTAGCTTATGATTATTTGAAGAAATGTCCATCACTATATAGTGTTATGACAATTCGTCATGGGTTAAAAATTAATAAGATTTTACCTAAGAAGGAAGAGATTCCTGAATTGGTAGCTAAGCACCTAAAGATTACGTTTCCCTATCTCTTTAACAAAAAGGGCAAAATTAAGGTGGAGAGTTACGATATGGCGGATGGTGTAGCGGTAGCACTCTACCACGCTCTCGTTCTCACCCAACGCATTAAGGTCAAGAAAAAATGAAATTATCTGAAGCTTATTCAATATTAGAAATACCCCAGACAGCCACGCCAGAGGAAGCTAAGAAGAAGTACCGAGAACTTGCTAAAAAGCTTCATCCAGACGTCAATAAAGCGCCCGATGCCGAAGCCAAGTTTAAAAAGATCAACGAAGCCTATCAGATTATTGAATCAGGTGAAGAGACCGATCTTCCTACTGGTAACCCTTTCAATCGTAGCTATGATCCCTTTCGTAATCCATTTGATCCTTTTAGTTCATCTAGAAAACAATATTATGCTGGAAACATAAGTGTTCAGCTTACCATTTCTTTTAAAGATTCAGTTCAAGGAGTAAAGAAGGAAATAAAATACTCTCGTCAAATCAAATGCCCACATTGTCATGGAAGTGGTAATAAGCCCATTAATAATGGTTGTAAGAAATGTAGTGGTCGTGGTCAAACTACGGTACGTCAAGGTGGAGCAGTTTATATCCAAACTTGCTCGGAGTGTATGGGCAGAAGCAAAACTGTTCCCTGTACCGAATGTAATAATGCTGGCGTATTAAGTAGTGAAGCGTCGGTACACGTTTCGATACCCCCAGCGGTCGTAGATGGTAATATTTTGCGTCTTCAAAGTATGGGTAATTTTGCAGGAACCTTGATGGGGCTACAAGATCAATATACAGACGTGCATGTACATATACACGTGACTCCAGAAGAGGGTCTAAAACTAGTAGGTAAAGATATAGTGTCAGATTTAAATATTTCTCTATTAGATGCTTTGCGTGGTTGTACTCGAAAAATCAAATCTATTGATGGTAATATGTCGATAACAATAGCTGATGGTACAAAAAACAAAGACGAAGTAGTTTTATCAGTAGGAGATAATAATAGTGTCAAGCATCGCGTCATTATCAATGTAGAATATCCTATCAATTTGGACAAATTGATTGATGTCTTACTTGAAGAGGAAAATTAAATGCCATTTAGTATGAATTGTACCAATAAGGGATGCCATAAAGTAATGGAGCCTTATATTGATCCTAAAGATGATAAAGTCTATTGTTCTGCTTGCGACAAAGAAATATCTAATGTTACTCATTTTGCTAAAGTGCAAATGAAGACCCTCAGACAATTTAAGCAAAAGAAAGTTATTTCTTTTGCTGTTAAGTGTCAAAAGTGTGGAAAAGAGGATCGTCCTAAGTTAGTGGGTGAGGATATAGTATGTAGGGCTTGTAACAAGCCGCACGAGCATCTTAGTGAACCCTTTAAAGTGATGCTGAGAGATAAACTTAGAACTGTAGCACAAGACGTTTAAGAAAGTCAATTATGTTCGACAAAATCATTGAGTCTTGTCGTTTTCTATTAGAAAATTATCCGGAAGCGCAAGAAGTGAAATCCTATTTAGATGTTCGTCTTGGCCACGCAAGTCAAGAACTCTTTCAGTTTGGATATTTTCCAAACACTGATCATATTCGGGTTTTAGCAGATTTGGTCGGTGAAGATACCTTACTTAAAGATGAATTGCTGTATTATAAATACATGGAAGACTCTCTTTTTCCTCGACGTTTCAAGTTTTGTTATTTTGAACAGCATCCACTTATTATGCCGTTCCGTGATCCCTATGGAGAGATTGTTGGAATAGTAGCCAGAACTTTACTTCCCGAAGATGAAAGAAAAGCTAAAAAGATAGTTAAGTATAAGAATACAAAGAACTTTAAGAAGGGATATCGTGTTTTTGGCTTGTTTGAAAATAAACAACACATCATAGATCAAAATAGTATTTATATTGTAGAGGGACAGTTTGATGCTATTAAGGCAATGGAAATAGGTTTTAGGAATATTGTAGCTATAGGAAACAATAATATGACTTCCTATCAATTTTCCGTCATTAGCAGATACACTAATAACATATTTTTGTTATTAGATAATGATGAAGCTGGCGCATTAGGGAGGGAACGCACGTTACATAAATTTGGCAGTTTAGCCAATATTCGTAATTTTTATATTCCAGAAGCCTACAAGGACGTAGACGAATACATTACCAAAGAAAAAATTGGTGATTACGCGAACATGTCGTTTGTCGTTAAAGACTAAAGAGGTAATATGTCAAAAAAGTTATTAGCATGGGAAGAACATACCAGACAAAATACAATAGATGGTCAGCCTTTTGGAGGAATGATTACTTATTGGCGCCGCTGCGACGAAAATGGAAAAGAAATAATTTATCTAAGTCCAGAAGGAGTAAAACCGTCACAATGTTGGGCTTGGATGTTTTGTGATTTTGGTTCCAGGCTTTGTGGTAGCTGTGATGATTTTGAGTGTGCGAAAATGGGTGCTGACGAAGTGGCACAACGATTAGGTTATGAGGTTGAGATAAAAGTAGGTGTTTTTAGTAAAATACGAAATGTGTTAGAAGAATTACTTGAGTTTAGGTTTTGAGATAAATCGTAGCGACCGATACCAAAGGCAATAACCGTGTTATATAATGTATAGGAGATACTATGCATTATATTTATAGAATTACTAATACGGTTAATGGAAAAGTTTATATTGGTCAAACCAACAACCCACCCCTACGATGGTCGCAACACAAGTCTAATGCTAAATATGATAGAGGACATCAAGTTATTACCCGAGCTATCACTAAATATGGAGCTAATGTTTTTGAGTTTGAGGTTATAGCTACTTGTCGCACACAAGATGATGTTGATTTTGTTGAAGAGCAAGTAATACAGGAATACGATAGTCGTAATCCAGAAAAAGGATATAATGTAGATGTTGGCGGGAACACTTCGCCAAGAACACCAGAGATTGTAGCAAAAATATCTGCTGCATTAAAAGAACACTATCAGTATAATGAACATTTTCTTAAAGGAAAAATTCTTCCAGAAGAATGGAAAGAGAATATGTCCAAAGCTGCTATGGGTAAGCCCGGCACTAATACTGGAAAAACTTTTGATGATGAGTGGAAAAATAAAATCTCTAAATCACATGCCGGGAAAGAACAAAAATCAAGAAGACGATTTTCAGAAGAAATAGAAAAAGAGATATGTAGATTGTATACAATGGATAAATTATCTACTTACTCTTTAGGAAAGAAATTTGAAGTTCAAAGAACTACAATAGCAGACATTTTGAGAAGACACAACATAGAAACTAGGCAATCAAATTATACTGGTCATTCTAATAACTGTAATATATTTACTCTTGAACAGGAATTAGAAATATGCAGATTATATCAAGAGGGAAATATCTCTAGAACTGAATTATATAAAAGATTTGGTTGCGGTAAAACTACTATTAGAGATATCTTGTTAAGACATAACATCAAACTATAAGGATGATTATATGACTAATAGTTATTATAAAAGAAAGAATAGATCAGATTCCTATCAGTGGGTTTTGCTCGAGACAGTTTGTTCCAACGACATGATGGAGGCTTTCTGCAACGAGGATAGCATTTATAATCGTTTGACCGGAGGTTTCGTATATGACGAGAGAATGTTGGAGTTGGAAGACCGACTCAAGAAAGAATTTTGGAGAGTGGTAGATACTCTATTAACACCAAGACAGAGAGAGGTGATTCGTCTGTATGCGGATGGTTATACTCAAATGGAAATCGCTAAGATGTTAAACGTGAACCAAAGTTCAATTACGAAAAGCCTAAATGGTAATGTCGACTATAAAAATGGGAAACGGGTTTATGGTGGGGCTAAGAAAAAAATTAAAAAGATTCTAGAACACGATGATGTAATTAAAGGCATACTTGATGAAATGGATGCTTTACGTGACGAAAAGTGGTAATTCGGAAAGTTCGTATCGATTTTGGACGTCCTGTGGTAATATTATGAAATTATCTATTAGTAGGCAGGCTACTAAAGTACAGAATATTATACCAATATTTATCTATTTAAGATAGAGCACCTTCTGTACCATGGGAGACATGATGTCGAAAAATACGATAGATTATTCAGCTTTAGCCCAACAACTTACCAAAAAAGCCTATAAACTCGCTGATGTTAAAGATCAGATTGAGAGTGTGGCTTTTGATGTAGTTCGTTTCAAAGATGGTGATAAAGCTGCTCAACTTTGGGAAGTTCAAAGTGCTGACGACGGTGACTATATTGTCGCCCTATATGAAGAGGGCGAAGAGGTTGCTAAGACCGCCAGTGAGTGGAGCGTAGTCATTACTAAGACCGCCGGTGTACTACAGGTTTCCTACAAGGGAGATCCGTTGGTTCGTTTGCCATTTACTAAACTTGGCATTCCTCGCGACCAATTAGGTAAGGTTCCCCAATATTTACCAGAAAAACTAACTTCTAACAAGAAATTGGTGAAGGCTCTGCTCAACGAGCTATCTGCTGAAGCCAAGCACGAGGTATTGAAGAAATACCCAGAACTGGCATAACGGAATAGGTGTATAAATGAGTCTCGACAAAATTCAACAACTAATCAGTAATTTGGCAAAATCTGTAGAGAATAACGAAAAGTTAGCCACTCCGATCTTGGCTGCCAAATTAGCCAAGTGTGTTGTCGCCCACCCTCATGATCAAACTATCGGTATGATAGCCAGAGTTGTGAAGGATATGGCTGACAAAAACACACTTTTCATCCGTAAAGCCGAATTCAAAGACTTGGCCAGAAGATTTCATTCTCGTAATAGCAAATTTGCTGAGCTATTTGAAGAAGAGCTGGGCGAGACTGCACCAGAACCAAACGTTACTACTTTTCCGCGTGATGAGGCTGTTCAAGCTAATCCATATCATGTCGGTGACCAAGTGCTAGCTAATGCGTTAGAAAGCGCTTTTGATAAACACCTTCCGCTGAAGATGTACTCTCAACCAGTAGCCGATAAGGCACTGAAATCCGTGGGTAATACTCTGGAAGCTTGGAACTTATCTCCTACTGCCCTAACTGTCAGTGCTGGCAGCGATAAGTTTATTGTCATTAAGGCTGATTATGAAACTCCAAAGGGTGTCACTAGCTTCTTTGTTCCCGTTGAGGTTCATGGTAAGGATATTGTCGAAGCATCCGTCTTCATGGGTAATGCTGGTCCACAAGAGTTGAATCATACCACTATCAAGGCTTATCTTACTACTTTGGCTGGTTCCAAACTCAAGGTAGATGCTGTCAGCATTCTCGGTGTTTTGACCAAGGCTGCTTCCGAGCATCGTGAAGTTAGCGATGCTGAATTGGCTTTGACTCGTTTGACCGCTAAGCGTCAGGGCAAGTCCGAATTTTTCGAGGGCTCCGTCGTGGGCCAAAAGATGGCTGAGGCATCTCGTAAAGATGTTCAGCTACCACAATTGGAAGAATCTAAGACTTTTGAAGAGAAGTTCAATACCGTTCAAGGTTTAGCTGCATGGCAGTTCGGTACTGATAAAATCAATACTGCTAGAAACCACATCGTTCGTGAATTGGCTACTTTTGGTCATAAGAATCCACAAGTTGTAGTGACTGGTCATGACGACCACACTCTCTTCTTCGGTGTTTCTATAGATACCGGTAAGGTGGCTTTCACGGTCCCAGTAAAGGTTGCAGACGGAAAGTTAGTCAAGCCAACAGTCATGTTGTGCAACGGTTCGGTTTCTTTCTTCAGTCAGGCTGGTGTTAACCAATTTGTAACAGAGAGACGTATCGACAATAAGGTAGCTGCCGCCGCTTCTACTATGTCGGCTCTCAAGCCAAGTGAAGTTATTGCTAATTTGCGTCAAGCAGTTGCTGAAGCTAATTTTGAAAAAGCAGAAGACGCACTTAATGTGTTGGCTAACTCCGGCGATACTAAGGCTTACGCTACCGCATTCCAAATCTACATGCACGGACTAGCTGGTCACACGCCAACCGAATCCAAGTGCAGACACGTTGTCAAGAGTGCCAAGACCACTGTTAGCGAGTTCCCAATTTGCGCCCAGACTGGCTTGCCAACCAACAAGGTATACCAAGACAAGGATGGTAACTGCCGTCCATTGTTCAGAAAAGATATGAGCGAAACCTACGAAGGTGCGGTTTTCAATAACGCCAAAATCTTCGGATAATTCATGCAAAAGGTAGTCCGACTGGCCCAGCTCTTGGAATTAAAGTACGGGCTTCAGTCCAAGGCTGCTAACATATCAGAAGATCGAATAATCGCGGAAGTCAAGCGTGATGTGCTTGATGCTTTCCGTAATTACTTTTCGCGTTCTGCTAGGGACTCTATGTTCCAATATGCGGCTGACCTGGGTGAGGCTCAGTCTTCGGAACTAGTGTACAAGATGGATAAGCTTGTCAAAGATCTTGACAAGCTTAAGCCACAGAAATTGATGGAAGCGCTTAACGATGTCATCGGGTTGATATACCAAATGAAGCAAGACCCAACTAGAGCGGTTCGTAATGTCATTCATGATAGCGTACCGGGAGGTACGGAATCGCAGCGTAATACTCGTCAACGTTTATTGACCAAATATGAACGCTCTATGTCCATGGCATTTCCAGCTTTACAAAGGGCTGCGATTAAATTGCAAGTAATAGTACCAAATGTGGCAATTCACGAAGGCAAGATATCTCGTGAACGTAGCGAATTATCTAAGCAGCAGTTAATCGATTTTATTATAGCTACCCCAACTTTCAAGACCTACGGCGTTGATTCGTTGGATGTCATGGAAGAATTCCTTTCTGATCCAGAGATGAGGCAGCGCCTTATTACTTTGATTAACGCTGTCAAGAGAGGGCACATTCCATTGGACGGCTCTCAAGTACAAGAGTTTGCTCGTCAAGTCAAACAGCTGCATAACCAAAGAAAACAAACTAACCTTCCTCAATTGGAAGAATCAGAACCGCCACCTCAGCCGGAAGCGGGAGAGGAATAATCTGGTATTCTGTATCATACGGGAGAAACTATGAGAATTTCTGAAATGTTGAACGCAATGGCTGCTTGGTTGGAAAGCCCGACTAACGAAGCCCTATTACTTGCAGAAGAAGACGAACAATGCCTCAAGGTCGTGGCTGAATCCTGCGTCCTAGCCGCCGCTTTATTGAAAAAAGCTGCGGATGAAGTAGATGTATTGGAGCCATCCGAACCATCGAAAATCACTCCAGAATCGGTACAAGAGTTAGCTAATTTGGCTACTGCCCTCGATTCTTCTGACGATCCACAACTCAAGAAGCAGGCTTCTGTATTGGATGAATTGCTCTTGACTATTGCTGCGCCCCCAGGTGCGCTCGCGGAAAAGAAAGCTGCCGATGATTATCGCATCGAAGAATTACGCAAGAAATATGAGGAACCTCGTAAGGAACTGCATGCTCTCGATAAGACTTCTGATTCCCTCAAGGCTATCGACAAAAGCAACATGACCAAGCAATACAAGATTTTGGAAGCTCCCCTTAGTACAAGAACATGTCCAGATCATCCGGGAGCACAAATGTCTAGGGTAGGAGAGCATGTTTTTCAATGTGAGTTAGATAAAAAAACATACAATTACGAATCCGGATATGAGCTACAAAATGGAGAAAAAGTTCCAGGTGGGGATGTCGCAAATCAGACACAAGGTTTGAGCACTCCTTTTCATGCCATATTTGACGATCGCCAGGGACGTTTGGGATACAATCGTGCGTAATCGTTGATATATTTGTGGTTATGAGCCAAAAGCGCATTCAATGGAATACTCAATTATTTGTGGAACGGTCCGCCGTCATCCACAATGGCAAGTATAAATATCCAGAAACATATATTAATGCATTGACACCGATTGTAATTGAGTGTCCTATACATGGTCATTTTAAGCAGCAGCCACGACACCATTTAAACGGTCGTGGATGTCCAACATGTTTCCATGAAAAATCAAGAAGTACTATCGATGATTTTGTTGAAAAAGCAAATGAAATTCATAATGGAAAATATACCTATCCTTGCAATTACATCAATTCTCGTACGTTAATAACTATTAGCTGTCCAATACATGGTTTGTTTGAGCAGAAGCCGCCTGTACATTTGGAAGGAAAGGGGTGTCCTTCTTGCGGAGATATTGCGAGAAGCGAATTTATTATGCCAATTATTTCTAAAATGGAAATAGACTGGCTCGATTCTCTTGGAATACCGCAAGAATATCGTCAGGCATCGCTTAAAATTGGTAGGAAAATAATCAAGGCGGATGCTTTTGTCCCGCCTACTAATACAGTTTATGAATTTTACGGTGACTATTGGCATGGCAACCCATTAAAATTTTCTTCTCATTCTATAAATTCTGTTAAGGATAAGACATTTGGTGAGTTGTACCAGGCTACCCTTGCTCGCGAGCAGCTTATTGTTCAGGCTGGCTATAAAATCATATCTATATGGGAATTAGACTGGAATAACCAATGAACAAGAATGCACTTAAAAAAGTTTTAGAGCATCCCGATCGTGACGAAATTATTGCTAAACTAGTATTGGATGTTTCTCCTAAGGATATCAATGAATGGTTAGTCAGCAAATATACTAATGTTAGTGAAACAAAGTTCGTTATTGCTGAAAAGTCTATCAAGACTTTTAAAGATAACTATCTGGATGTCTATTCTTTGATTCAAGAAGATATGGCCAAGACCAAGCAAGCTGTGGCAACTTCTACCGAAAACCAGCTTGAATTAGCTGTTCGTAATAATTCCACTTATCGTAGTAAGATGTTAGAATTAGCTGGTAAAGAAATAGATGTGCGCCAGATGGTGGCTCAGCTGTGTGTGGCTATTGAGACTCGTGTGGCTCAAGTATTTGATGAAATTCAAGAAAATCCTCGAGATATAAATACTAAAGTTGATCGTCTCTTGATTGATTACGCAGAGGTGTTGGGTAACATACTAGAAAAGTATTATAAATTCACTGAAAGTCCATCCGAGATTTCTATTCAGAATAACGTGACACTTCAATTTATGGATCAGCATATTTTGGTATTGCAAGAGGCAGTTCGCGAAGTTTTATCCGAAATGGATCTAGAGAGTTCTATGCTTTTTATCGAACGTATTCAGATTAAAATGGCTAAGCTTAAGGCACCAGAGAAGGAAGTTATACCCAATACTGAGATCAGATTAGCGGAGGCTAAGCTGCTTAATGAAACTATTAACAAAAAGTTAAACGAGTAATATGTCAAAAGAAAAGAAGCCTATCAGAGACCCGCATTCCAAGAGCACGTTACGTGATATCGTAATGAAGCCTAGTAGTGGCGTGTTTGATATGGCAGGGATTGAAAACCCAAATGAGTTAAATGAAAAAATCAAGAGGCTCATCAAGTTTTTTGAAGAGTATGGTATTGATTATAATAAGTTAGACGAAGAAAATGTTACCAAGATTGCTTATCCTAACTATGATCAATATATGCACATTCCTGGTCAACATAATTTGAAGAGATGGTTAGAAACAATTAGAAATATTTATGTTAGTGAGAAAAGTGGGCTAGATCGTGCTAATGCTGTTCGTCAAGCGACCACTGGTTGGAATTTAATGGAAACTTATGATTTCTTGAATTGGATGAAGTTCTATCAAGAAGGAGCTCACTTGAAATACAAAACAGCACAACTTTGGTATGAAAATGGTCAGCCAGGTTACTTTTTACAGATCAAACCAGATCCTACTAAACCAGAAGAGTCTGTAGTAGATCATCATGCTATTCGTGATACACAAGAAGACATCGAACGTCAGGAAGATAGGAAGCGTATCATTGAGAAGCAACGTCAAAAGATTATCGGTCGTTTAGATTCTGCTGAAAAGTTATTACGCTCTCCTGAAGGACAAATGTTTGCTGGTCCTGAATTAGAAAATCTTATGGAAGCTATTTATAGTTTGAAAAAGAGAGTGCAGTTAGTCAATAAACTCAGCACTTCTACTCGTTTGTATGAAGATATGATTGTGCGCGAAGGTAATGTTTTACGTCGTAAGGGTTTTATCAAAGCTGCCGAAGTACTATATTCGGTAGCTCAAGCTAATAATCCACCTCCTCCAGGTATTGGTAAACCGGGACCTATTGAAGCATTACCGCAACCAGTTCCACCAGATGATCCATCTGGCGCTGGACATCCCGGTCTTCCCGGTACACTTCCATCTTTGGGACCGGGTATGCCACAAGCTCCTAAGAGCCCACCTTCTACTAGCGAGACACAACCAGTCGACTTGAAGCCAGTTCCAGTACCAGATGGCACTATCGCTCAAGGACCGCCTTCTCCTATGCCTGAAAGTGTGCCCAAAGGAATCGCAGAATTTCTTGATCAGACCGAGACAGGCGGCAAGACTACCCCTGAGGAATTGGGCGCAGAGGACAATCTAGAAGTGCAGGACACTTTGGAAGTCGAAGATGATCAATTAATGGTAACAGAAGCTCAAATGGCACCACCAGGTCCAGTAGCAGAGGATGTTCCAATGACCACGGCTCCCCGTCGTCTAAAGCCGTCTGTTTCACCGCCAGTCGCGGAGAAACTACTTGAAGTGACTGAAGATACTCCTCCAGCCAATGAAGCCGGGGTGGAACAAGCTGCCCCCGCAGCTAAGGATTTCGATCGTATTATCGATTCTGCTCTAGCCAATGTGACTGTCAATGATGTGGTAGCTAAACTGGAAGATATTGCCAAAATTTTCAAGACTAGAGAAATTCCTCGTCAATTAGCCATGGTAGATATGATGTTAGATAGTTTAAATTTGGCCTCTATGTTTCCTACTCTTTCCGAAGCCATCAATAAATCTCTCGAATCTAATAACTATGTCTCTACTCGTTTGGATGATATTATTGCTAGACTACGTGGAGCCATGGTTAGTAAAGAAGTGGATCTCAAGGGAGGTAGCAATGCTCCTCGCGCTGGCAGTGTAGCCAAAAATTTACAAGATCAAGCCGATAAAGATGAAGCTCGTAAGAAGATGAGAAAAGACCAAGAGACCGCTGAACTAGAAGGTGGCGCTAAACCATCTCCTCAAGTAGAAATTGGCGAAGACCTAGGTGCTCAACCTCCAGCCGCTCCGGCTCCACCACCTCCACGCCCAGTAGGCTAAATCAAAGCAAATGAATGAAACTACGCGAACTACTTCAACAATTAGTGGCAGTTCAAAAAGCGATAGGCGCCTCCACGCCCTATATCACTGGAGGAACACCTCGCGATAAGTTTATGAATCGATTAGATAATGTAGCCGATATTGATATCACCACTGGTGATAAAACGGTAGATTATCTGTCGCAAGAATTTGCTATTCAATTACGTAAGAAATACAACGTCACCCGAAAGACTATGGACGATGGACATAGTACTATCTTCATTGGTAATTTGAAGGTAGATTTCTCTTCTAATTTCATTGTTAATGATATAGAATCTTATTTACAAAAAATGGGAATTACTAATCCCACCGATCTACAAAAAGAAATGTTTAGTAGGGATTTTACTTGTAATACACTTTTACTAACTGTAGATTTAAAAAAGCTATTAGATCCGACCAAGCGCGGTTTTCGTGACATTAGGGAGAAGAAAATAAAGACTTGTCTTGCTCCAGAAATTACATTAACCTCTAATAGAAATAGGGTGATTAGATCTGTCTATTTAGCTTGCAAGTTGGGTTTTGAAGTGGATAAATCTATTATCGATTTTGTGCGCCAAAATCCACAGACAGTTAAAATCTCCACTGAAAAGGTAATGAATGAGAAATTGAATCAAGCTTTCGAAAAAGATGGAGATAAAGCCGCTAAACTCATCACGGAAATGGGTTTATGGAGTCTAATTCCTATCACCGAGAAAGTTTACCCTTACTATATGAAACAAATTAAAGGAAGTGTAAAAGCTCGTGCCGCTCTCTTCAATCGAATTGTTAAACAAGCTGACGATGAGAATGACGGACCTAATTTCGATTACGGTAAAGGGTTGTATTCCAATATGGGTAAATACAAGAGTGTTAAAGATTTCGAAGAGCATGCCGACAAAGGTCCGAGCGCTTTCTTTGCTGATGACAATGAAGATCATATGATGCCGCCCAAAGAACATGGAACCAAAATCTATGATTGGAAGAATAGTCCGTATCAAGGTACGCCAAAAAAACCAATCAAGGACAAGCATAAGTCCGATGATAATGACTTGGGCACCGGCTTCTACGAAAACTTGGAACACTATCAAAGTGTTAGAGATTTCATCGAGCATACTCCATTAGGACGCGACCACGGTGCTAAAATAAAGCCAGAATGGGCGCGAGCTAAGGACGTCAATCATATCGATTTCCCGGTAGACGAAGATATCAATCATGACAGCCTGATTAGACCGGAAGAAGGTCAGTATCAGCCACCCAGACTAGTGGGTCCGTCTGGCACTGATGATCGAACCGTGCAACCTAGCGATACCGGTTTTGATAGCCCACAAATCGAATTTACCTCTCCACAAATTGCTGGCGAGCATAGCTATACACCATTGGACGATTTCGATGGTAGGTCTAGTGATGCCCTCAATTTTGGTCGAGATTATGATGACGAATCTGCTCCTGTGGGTCGTACCTGGGATGAAGCTTTCGTCGATGATTTAGAAGCCGAGGTGCGGGAAAAGGAATGGGATTTAGATAGGTTAGCAGCTAAATATGACAATTTAGACGACATGGATATGTTATCTCCTGCCGAAACTGAAATCTATGGATTACCGGATGGAGTAGATC